GGGGCACACCGTCAGTCAATGAAGCTTCATGTACTACTACGTCATCTGCGAGTGTCCACTTTCTAGTGAACGCACGCTTGGCTAAACCACGGTGAACATATTGCTGTTCATCAGTGGATTCAGCCTTAGCTGAGATGGTGAGAACACCTTCAGCCAATTCAATATCCAACTCACTGCGCTTGAAGCCAGCCACAGCAAGTTCGATGCTCCAGTTTTCAGCATCATGTTTGATGATGTTGTATGGGGGATAGTTGCTGGAACTATTCACCGTTTCAATGTTGTGTAAACGGTCCCATAGACTATCAAAACCAATAGCCCATGGACCACCAATGCTGGATGTGTTGAAAGTATAGGTACGTGTCATAATTCCTCCTGTCGAGCGAATGTGTTAGTGATACCCTTTCGGCGTATCTAAGGTTAATGATAACTCCTAACACCCCTACAATCAAGTACTTCTATTTATTTCTTTTTACCGATGTTGTACTTTGTCACCAAGTTCCAATCTCTTTTTTCACCAAAGGCCAGAACTTTGATTTGTGACAATGGTGCCGTATCTTCACAGACATCATCATTCACTATCTCCACCAGACCCCAATCTTCCAACAGATGAGCCACGGTGTTTCTGCGTTGCAAATCATTGTCAGACAAGTCAGCTTGTTTGCCATCTAAAGCAAACAGTTCCTTGAAATGCACAATGAAGTATCTGCCTTGCTTGTGCAGGATGTGACAGCTCTGATACAATGTTTGGTCTTTGCGTGAAGCCACACCTATACGAGTGAGTGTTTCACGAACCTTCAGAAAGTCATCTTGATTCACCAATTTCACTTCCAAAGGATTGTATCCTGGGATACTAGGTATATTAATTAAATCATGTGCCATTTGTTAAGCCACCTGTGTTCAAACGTTCCTTAATAGTATTTATTTGGTCAGGTGATAGGATCCTCAAAGCTTGTTGTGCCTTCTCAGTATTGTAATGATAATACTGTTTCACCACTTCAAGGTTTTGGACTTCATCAGCCTTCAACCATTTGTTATACCTCTTTCGAGGTCTAATGGTATTTATAAGGAAGTCAAACTGGAGGCGCTTGTCCAAATGCGGACGACTGTTCATTTCGTTGGCTATGTGTACTGTGTCAGCCCCGAAACTCAAACTCTTGTTCACAACAAACGAATTGTACTGCTTCTCACTCCACTCATCCACCATCAAATTTTCTTTGGTGTAATTAATGGCATTCACGAAATCAAAAGGACTGATTTTCGGCATCTTGTAATCTTCTACAATCCAGTCCTTGATGATTTCTCCATCAAGGTTCTTCTCGGTCATGACTTCATCTCACAGGCAGCCATGATTTCTGTCAGACACGCCACTAGATTGATTTCAGCATCAGCCACAAACGCTGCCTTGTACTGATAATCAGCCAACAGCAACACAAGCTGGGGAACCTGAACCACCTCAGGCAACAAGAAGTCATATATCTTTCTGAACAACAAATTCGGATCATTGTCCATGTTGTTCACCACCCAGGTTCGCATCTTCTTGAAGTCCTTCTCACGAAGTGTCACCAACAACTCCTTCATGTTGGCATCAGACACATTGCTCAATATGCCAGCGTCAATGGTGCCTGACACAGAGTACCGTTGCATCTCATTCAACACACGACGATAATCCGGGAAGTGCTTGTTCAACAGCTCTGCCACCACCTTGGAATCAAATGTGACATTCTCTTTTATCAGAATTTCTTGAACACGCTTGAAGAACTTGGTCGCCACCACAGGACGATCCTCCTTCTCCAACCTGAAATCAATCACCGTTGTTCTGCTGTGAAGTGGCGGGATGATTCTGTTCTTGTAATTGCACGTGAAGATGAACCGACAATTCTTGCTGTACTCCTCGATGAATCCACGAAGTGCGGGTTGTGTGGAATTAGGATTGAGGTAATCTGCCTCATCAAGTATCACCACCTTGACCTTGACCTTGCCGGCCAACGAAACTGTACTTGCAAAGTCTTTGATTTTATTCCTCAACACATCAATATTTCGCTCTTCCGAGCTGTTGATGATGATGTAGTCGCACCCCAATTCTTCACACAGAGCCCGAGCGATTGTGGTCTTACCTGTCCCAGCTGTGCCAGACAACAACATATTCGGGATGTTGTCCTGTTCCACAAACTCCTGGAATGTGTTTTTCAATTTGTCAGGCAGAATACAATCACTGATTTTCCGCGGACGATATTTTTCAACCCAAAGAAACTGCTCACGATTGGCTTCCATGATTACACCTTAGATGTAGAGTCAGCCGCAATAAGATATGTTAAGTCAGAAGAAGTGGACTCAAAGAAGAACACCATCACCTTGCCTGTCTTGGCCACGGCGTGTGCCACACGAACATTGTACTCATCAGCCACCACCTTGAAGCTGTCAATAGCCATCTTCACATTGAAAGATGATGTGGCATCACCCAAAGGCTTCTTGTAGCTGTGAGAAGTGCTGTTCTTCGGGTCATTGATGCTGAGTGTCACTTTACCCTTGTCAGACACAATGCTCAACATTGTGGCAGACACAATGCTGGCGGTCTTCACAATGGTTTGAATATCAGATGCTGTCAACTTGAACGTGTACACATCCTCCAACTGAGGAGGATTCTCGTTCGGCACCGTTACTAAACTTTCATCAGCATAGAAATATTCAGTTTCTCCCCCATTGGCAGAGCGAATCACCAGGCTTTTGTTACCAAACTCAATGTCAGGATGTTCGGACACAGAAATCAATGACAGAAGTTGGTTCAAGTCATAGATGGCAAACTGCTGTGGGAATGTCTCATCCACCACAGCACGTGCCTGAATACTGTTCACAGCGTTACGTGTTGTCAGCTTCTTGCCAGGCTTCACCAGCAGATTGCTGCTGATTTGTGCGAAGCTCTGAAGCAGGGATATGGTTTTGTTGCTAATCTTCATAACGGTTACTCCTCAGTTGTGTTGTGTTCATCTGCATCGTGAATGTGTAGTAATATAATAGCATAGTGTATGATTTTCAAGATGTCTTTTCTGTTGTAGCCATTCTTTTTGCCATATCGTTGTGCATACTTCAAGATGTTACCAACAGTAAAACCTACACCATGACCACCATCAATGATGAATTCCGTGGCTTGAAACTTGCTTCTGGAATAATGTTCATCATAAGTGGAATCTATGTAGGCTTTCAATTCATTGAGAGCTCTGTCCTCATGAAATTTGTAATTGATTTCTTCCATTGTTCACTCCTCTATCACGGGAAACTCTTTTCCATGTGTATCAGAAAGAGTACGATACCATCCATTACAGTTGCGAAGTTTACCTGGTTCACCAGATATTTCACAGATTGTAAAACTTTTCTTTTCTGCTTCTCGAATTTTTTCATCTAGGCGATAGTCAATCACATCGGTGTAGATGCGAAGACCACCCCACTTCTCTTTGACTTGAACCACTTTGGTGGGTGTATGAATCTGTTCCATGTAATCAAACACTTCATGAATAAGAGATGCCCATCCCTCACCCACAGATTGCAAGGCAAGAGCTCGGTCATATCCTTCATAGACAACATAGGTGGGATATCGTGGACTGATAGGTTTCATGTTCACTCCTGAATTAAATCTTCTATTGCATGATTGTGAATATTGATAACTGGATAGTCTTTCACTTTGTCACCTGGATGCCTATATCGTTGTTCCATGTGTTCATATAGACCTCGTACATAAGCCTTCTTCAACATAACAAGCACTTCATCTTTTGTCAAGTTCATAACACCAGCATGTGGCATATTTCACCTCACTCCATTCATGTCCATTGGAACATTGATATTTGGTTGTGGTAGGATTGATGTCGTGACAGTGCCACTTTCCATCTTCATCAAAAAACCTATCCTGGGGTTGTTGCAAATCATAAAACGTGTCTGTAATGTACACTTTACTTTTTTGGTTATTTGTTCTACATTCAGTACAAATCATACTGCTGTTTCCATTTCATCAGTAAGATATTTTATGACTCCAGGATGAATATAGGCACCTAAACTTAACACCACTCGTTCTCGTTTTCCTATCACAGTAGTAGAACCGTGTAACCATTCAGATGCCAAATTCAACCAACCTTGCCCTTCATTCATCGGATACAGCACTCCATTTATAACAGGATCACCGCCGGTTTCTGGCTTTTGTAGAAGAAAATTGAACCTAGTGTGAATGAAATTTTTGTCATTTCGTGGGTCACGATGGTCGTGCACGAATCCACCTTCAAGATTTACGCCTATAAAGTTGCCAAATATATGTTCTGGAACAAATGAATCCACACCTATACTTTTATAGGCAGAAACCGCAAATGTGTGTATTGCTTCACTAAGTGATAATTCTGGATAGTTACTGATAATACACCCCTTGCGCACAGAAGATGTTCGGTTCAAAGAAAAATACTTATCATTTTTTTCATTCAAAGCAAACTCTATGATGTCTTTTTTCAGGGAGTTAGGTACAGATACAGAAAATCTTGGATTCATAGATACATCTCCTTCAAATAATCCCAGACAATGATGTTCATTGCGGCACTCACATTGTATGACCGAAGAACCCCACGTTGTGGAATACTGATACGTTCAAAGTTTGCGAATCGGATGACCTCTGGAATTCCATGACTCTCTGAGCCGAAAATGAATAGCGGAGTATGGTTTTGTAAATGTAGATTACTATAAAATGCGTGATTGTCTTTTTTCAAAACATAACCATCCTGCTCACACAAAACAACATTGTGATTCAAAAGCTTCAATTGATTTAAGATTGATTCGTCGGCGTGTATCGGGTCATCAAAAGTATATTGGACAATATTAATGTATTTCTCAGCACCTACAGTGCTACGCTTATCAAATTTCTTGCGTCCAAAGATGTAAAAATTCTCAGCCCCAAAAAGACACGCCGAACGAATCATCATTCCGATGTTTAACTCACCTGTGATATTGATGCATCCCACAGAGAACCTGCGTTGCTCACTCATCGTGATGGCAACATTCTGCTCGTAGGTGTTTTCTTTGTACTCATCACGAACATTGTACATTTCACTAGTAGTTTGCTTCGTGATTTCAGAATAGTTCACCATGGGATTAGTCATGACAGCACCCAGATGATTTTCCTATTACAATCAAACCGGTTCAGCGTCATCTCCCATCTCCTCCACCACGGCCGCCTCCTCCACCACGGCCGCGTCAGCCGTGGGCATCTCCACACCAGCATCCACCTTGGTGTACAAATCCATGAACGCCGTCTTGGTGTCAGAGTCAAATCGAGCGATACACATCTCAATGGCCTTCATCCTGTTACCAAACATTGCGAAGGCGTTCACGATGTGCTCCAGACGCCGCGTGCTGATGAGGTCATCAATTCCCCCATCCTTGAACGTCTTGCGGATGATGTCCGACCATGCCACCAGCTTGTCAGCAAAGTCCTCATCCACCTTCTCCACACGCTCCATCTTCTTCATCACAATCTTCTTCTCCACCTTGCTGGAAGGATACTCCTGCTCGATGGTGACAGCGAAACGTTCCAGGAAGGCGTCATCCAGAATCTGAGCTGACATATACTTGCCAGAGTCCGATCCCTGACCCTTGGTGTTGGCCGTGGCCACGATGTTGAATCCAGCCGCCGGATGCACTGTCTCGCCGGTCTTCTTGTTGAAGTAGGGCTTGCCTTCCAAGATGGCCTGAAGGCACATCAACTTGTTGCTGCCACGGTCACACTCATCCAGAATCAGAACAGCACCTCGCTTCATGGCCAGAAGCACCGGGCCCTCACGATACACCACATTGCCATCAATCAGGGTGTTGCCACCAATCAGGTCATCCTCATCCGTTTCAATGCTGATGTTCACACGAATGGCCTCGCGCTTCAGATTGGCACACACCTGCTCCACCATGGTGGTCTTACCATTGCCGGACAGACCAGTGATGAACACCGGATAGAAATTTTTGCTGGACAAGATGGTGGTGAGATCCTTATGGAACCCGAACGCCACATAAGTGGCATCCTTCTTGGGTACCAGATTGTCCACTTCAACCTTCAACTTGGGCTGGGCCAGATGCATCACAGCAGGGATGTTGTTAGTCATGTTCACGACCTCAGTAGTAGGATGGGAAGTATTGCCATTCACTGGAACCAAGATGATGCCACCTGCATGATACACACCACGCCGAACCTTGTTGGCATGATTGGACAAGAAAGGACTAGGATTCACACCAATGGACTGAGCCACCTGAACCACCTCAGGCCGAGTGAACTCCTCCTTGCCAGTCTTCCGAAGAGCATCCACCAGTCGCTGTACCGTCATACTACCTCCATGATGAAGTTATACATCTCACGCACCATACATTAAATATAACTGTTTTTCAGCCAGTTGTCAAGAGGGGCTAAGCCATTAAAAATCAACAACTTACGCCACCTGCTTCACAAAGGCGTTCAGGAACACACGGGACACCATCTTGGTATTCTGCATTTTCTTGAATGCCTTCAATAATCCGTTCCGTGAAGTGTTCACCTCCTGCAACGCCTTGTCCATGTCCATTTCCTCAATACCAATTTCAGAACCTGGCACCATGTAGTAGGTGTCATAGCCACGAACCTTCAAGCCAATGTATTTGTGCTTGTTGAATTCCTGCTTCCACTGCTGGTCAAATGCTGCGTCATTCACCATATCCACATTCATTTGCAGCCTGCGATAGGCCTGAGACTT